TGATGGTGCCGTGTCTGACGCCAAGCAACCTGCTGAAGGTATGGTTCACATCCCCATGACTGGTGGTGCTATCGTTCCTACCTACAACTATCCTGGTTGTGAAGTCAAGATGACCCAGACCGAACTTGCTGATGTATTCCTCGGCAAGATTACTAACTGGTCTGCTTTTGGTTGTGCTGATAAGCGCATCGCTACCGTTCATCGTTCTGATGGTTCTGGTACTACCAAAGGTTTCACCAACTCTCTGTCTGCTTTCTCTCCTGAGTGGAAGAAGACTGTAGGAACTGGTAAGGCAGTCTCTTGGCCTGTTGGTATCGGTGGTAAAGGTAACAGTGGCGTTGCTGCTGCTATCACCAACACCCCTGGTTCTATTGGTTATGTCAACTATGGTTATGTGAAGGGAGATCTTCAACAGGTTGCTATTCAGAACCGTGCTGGTAACTTTGTGAAGGCATCTGCTGAGACTGCTTCTGCTGGTCTTGGTGAGATTGTTCTTGACGATCAACTCCGTGGTGCTGACGCTAACCCTGCTGGTGCTAATGCTTATCCTATTGTCTCACTGACTTGGATCCTAGCATACCCTGAGTATGAAAAGAATGAAGATGTGAAGACAATGCTCCGCTACATGCTGACGCCTACGCAACAGCAGAAAGCAGACTCCCTTGGTTATGTTCCTCTCCCTGAATCACTGCGTCAGAAAGCACTTGCTGCTGTCGAAACGCTAAAGTGAATTCCATAAAAGCGGGAAAATTTTTCCCGCCAATTTTTGGTCAAAAAAGTCGCGTCACTTTAGAGTAGACTTCAACTTTTTATTCACGTAAGCAGAGCACTTTTTGTAGGTGCTCTGCTTTCTTAGTTCTGTGATAAGTGACTGAACGTAGGATGCCTTTAAAATGTAGATTTCTCGTTTTGCATCATTTTTGCGAATTTCGTCGTCCCAAACAGTAATTGGAGATGCAATACTACTACCAGATACTGATAGAATTGTATTACTTGCATCTTGGTTGTTGTATTCGTGTGTACCGTTATAGAACGAAGAATCCACTTTTTGCCCTTGTTTGAAAATTGGCGTATTTGCAGAATTTACAAAATCTTTGCTTATTTCATAATAAGCAATTTGACTATAAACGGTTTCTCCATACTTTTCTTCTGCCCAAGTTTGCAAGGCAGAATTAGACATTGGCCAATCTTCGTATAAATTGGTGATATTATTGACTAAAGCAAGAATCCAATCATATTTTGGATTACCATATGCTGTCTCTGCAATCCAGTCAATTCTCTCGCCGTCTTTTACAGCATATTTGTTGAAATACGTAGCGTAATCAAAAATATCTTCATTGAGAGTAAATCTTCTGAAGAAGTTATTTGCTACTACAAAATCAGCACTAGAGAATGGAAAACTCAGTGGTTTTGTGTCGTATTGAATATTTGGTAAAATAGAAAAATACATTAGTAACTCCAACCACTATTTGCAAAATCTTCTTGATATACAATTTTTGTTTCTACAAAAGAAACTTTTAATTCTACCGCAGATGGAAATCCATCAATAAGAGGAGCGTATGAACCATCTGGAGTGTAGTTAATATCTACATTCGTAATAGCTAAGGATTTATATTGTGATAAGAATGGATGTTTCTTGCCTCCACGCTTTAGTTGCATTTTCACAATATTTGGAATTCTGATAAAGTTTCCAACTTTTCCATCTGAACTTGGTGTGGCGTTTAGATCAGTAGGTGTTGATCCACCAAATAAACTATCAAATCCTGTTGCAGCTGCATTACCAATCTGATTTAAAGCACCTTTTATCGCACTATTAAACTTTGTGTTGCCTCCAAATCCAGGAACAGAATTAACTTTAAAACTAGTGCAAATTTGGTGCATCGCTGCTGCATCGTCTGTAGACTTAGCAAACATTTTAAATTTGAAAGCAACGTTTCTGATTTGAGGTCCACCAAAGAATAGTTCTACGTTTGGATTTAAAATAACGCCTTGAGTTCCACCTAAGATATCATTAATTTCCAAGTTTGATTGTAAGTTAGATAACGCCATTCTTAAAAGACCTGCACCAGCGGTCGTTGGGAGTGCCTCTGCTGATTCTAGTCCAGCACCAAAGTTACTCATCAATCCTCCTAAATTACCATTTGTCGCATTAGCAACTCCCGATAAAGCACCAGCACCTAAATTGGATACTTCTTTTCCTCCCCATGTTGCAGCATAGGTTGTACTTACATCTTCTGGCATGTATAGGATAATGTCGTCGCCAACTTGTTCTCCAAAGTTGCCTGCAATATCATTATTTCCACCACTCTGATTGTAAGCGTTTACATCAGATCCTGACCCACTTCTTTGAAATGGTGGTTTATAAGTGTAGAACTGGAACATGATATAGTCTGTCTGCTCTTCTATGAGCATATCACTTGGATATTTCAGAGTCATTTCTTAGTTTCGTTTGGATATGCTTCAACGATTCGTCTTTCTTTGAATCGAGTCATTCTAGATTTATATGTAAGTTGCCATACATCATTTTTGTTGTATGAAAAGGTTCGACCACCTCGCTCGTATACGAAATCTTCTATAGGCAAGAATATAGCTGTTTCCCACTCTTCTTGACCTAGATCAAGAAAACGAGTTTTTTTCACTCCACTGTAGAGATATTTATGAATGATTTTCTGAGGAACGTTAACATACTTTTTATCTTTGATATCTTTGACGATTTTTAGTCTTGCCTTTGGACTCATATAGTGTAGATTTACTCCATAAAAGTGATCACCTTCTCTACTTAGTACATAGACTAGTGGAAATTTATCGTAGAAGGGAATTCTTTTTGAAGTTGCCTTATATTCAAATAAGTACAAGTGACCTACACGGGTTTCGTTTCTTAGTTCGTTATCATCTTGTAATTTGTCTTTTAGAGCAGTTTCTACTTTTTCTTGGCGCATTACCTTTTTCAAGGTATATCTACTAGCCATGGATCGTACTTTTTTACGATACCAATTTGGAGAGTATGATTTACCTTTTGTTTCTTCTGCTATCTGCTCAAAAATGGTAGTTTTAGACATTTAAGTGATCTTCCGTTAGTATCATGAAATTCATTCTTCGATCATCACAATACTCTTCTGCTGCTTCCCATTTTGCTCGATTTTTTGCATAAGTCATGACTGACTTTTTCCATGCCGTAGTTTTTCGTTTTGGATTTTTTTCTGGACCTGCAACTTGCTTTTTTGGTTTGATTTCAATGATATACTTTTTATACTTTCCTTCTTTGTTTACAACTTTAATGTAAAAATCTGGATAGTATCTATGTAGTCTCCCATCAGTGGGGCAGCGATATGGTATAATAATCTCTTCACTACCCCATTCCACGATAGATGGAGTGTTATCACAAAAAATCATAAATTTTTTCTCCCACATAGACCTATAGATGATCCGTGTAGGATTGCCTTTATACTTCTTAGGATTAATTGGTTTAAAGATCCCAGAATAAGCCATAAATACAAATGCTCACTGTAATAGTATTTAGAAGTGCCTTACAATAAGTCAATGAAGGATTATATTAGCACTATCGCCTCTCAAGGCGGAATGGCGCTATCTAATGGATACATTGTAAATTTTACTTTTGATACTGCTACGGGAGTGAAGAGTGTTATTGATCAACTCATACCTGGATCTGAGTTGTATACGATGTTCTGTGATGAAGCACAATTACCATCATCACAGGCTGCTACAGGACAAGTTACAGGTATGCATTTGGGTGAAGGTCGTAGGTCATATGCTCACACAAAAATGTATACTGACCTAGGTCTTGGTTGGATGTGCGATGCTAACATGGAACCATATAAGTTCGTGCAAGCATGGTGGCAATATATGTTCCCAGAATATGATGCAAACGGTGAAATTGATACTCTAGATGGACAAGATTTTGGTGCTACTTACAGCTCAATGCTTGGTAAAGCACCTAAGAGTTCAAATAGAGTCACTAGGTTGCGTTATCCATCAGATTACTATTGTACTATTAAGATCGCTAAAGCAGAGAAAGGACCAAATGGTGAAGTTGAGCGAGTATCATCAGTACATATTTTACAAGACGCTTTTCCATATTCCATTGATTCTGTTCCACTATCTTTTGGACAGTCACAACTTTCAAAAGTTACTGCTAAATTTTACTATTCTAAGCATAGAGTAGTGTATAATGATAACAGAAGTGTTGGTAGTGGTAAACTGCTAGCTCAGAATTTTTTAGACAGTCTTGGAAACCTTAATTTAGGATCTTCAACCACAGCATAAATATTTAAAATAGGATTTTATCATGGCATTACCAAAGGTTACAGCGCCGACTTACGAATTGGAACTTCCTTCGAACGGCAAAAAAATCAAGTACCGCCCATTCCTTGTAAAAGAAGAGAAACTTCTTTTGATTGCAATGGATTCTCAAGATGATAAGCAAATCACGCAGGCAGTCATGGATGTTATGAATGCTTGCATTGTTACTCGTGGCGTAAAACCAGAGAACCTTGCTAGTTTTGATCTAGAATATTTGTTTTTGAGAATTCGTGCTGCTTCTGTTGGAGAAGAAATTATTTTGAATGTTCGCTGCCTGGATGATGGTGAGACTGAGGTAGCACATACAGTAAACATCAATCAGGTGGAAGTCTATAAACCTGAGGGACATGAAGATAAGATTATGCTGAGTGATACAGTTGGCGTAATCATGAAGTATCCTAGTATTTCTCATTTTATTGATATTGGATTCCGCTCTGAACTTGAGACAGATCCTTTGGACGTTGTAGTTGGTTCTTTGGATCAAATTTTTGATGGTGATGAAATTACTGAGGCATCCGATTGCACTAAGAAAGAATTAACTTCGTTTATTGAAAGTCTGACTCAAGAACAGTTTCAAAAACTAGTTAAGTTTTTTGAGACAATGCCTAGACTTCAGCATACTTTTGAGGTAACAAATCCAAATACACAAAAAACGAGTAAATTCACAATTGAGGGTCTTCAGAGTTTTTTCGCATAGCCCTCTTCCATACAACTTTGGAAGAGTATTACCAGACTAACTTTGCCTTGATGCATCATCATAAATACTCTTTGACGGAGTTAGACAATATGATGCCCTGGGAGAGAATTGTTTATATGGCGCTTCTTACCCAATTTCTTGAGGAACAGAAACAACAACAGCAGCAATTCTAATGGCTTCAGGAACACAAGGATATGAAATTACATCTGGAGACCTTACAGAAGCTCTCTGGAATAGGTGGCGTAAACGTAAAGGTGATAAAGATCAAAAAAAGTCCGTAGGTCCAGTCGGAAAGGGTGGACCCTTAGCGCCAACTGGTGGTGGGGGAGGGGGAGTAGTTCCTGCTAATGTATCTGTTGTTACTCCAAATCAAAAACTATTAGTTTCTGGTAAAGTAGATTCATTGGGAGCAGGGAGTAGTGCTCTAGTTGCTAATGGTGGTGGAGCAATTACAAAGTATGATGATAAGTTAGTTGGAGTAAACGTACAGGTATTAGAAGAACAAAAAAAGCAAACTAGATTAATTGCTGCTCAAACTCAATTATTAGCATTAATACCAGGAAAAAAAGGTGGTGCTCTTTCCAAGTATAAAGATCAGGAAGATGCATTAGAGCAAGTAGAAGATCTATCTGATACTCAAGGTTATACGAGAGCAAAAAGAAAACGCCCTGGATGGTTAGACTTCTTATTTGGTCTTTTAAAGGCAATTGGTAAAGGAATTAAGGCAATTGTTCCTGCACTATCGAAGTTTCTTCTAAACAAGATGCTGAAGCGCATGTTAGCGCAGCAAGCAGCAAATGCTTTGAAGAATACAGCGTCGATGTGTGCCTGCTCTGCTGCACAGATGCCTGCTGTTATACCAGCAAGAGTGAGGGATCTTGGTAGAACTACTAGAGCACTTCCCGCATCTGCTGTTAGAGGGGCACTTCCTCCTGCTAGATCAGCAAGAGCAGCACTACCTGCTGCTGCAGCGAGACCTGCACTACCTGCCGCAGTATCTCCTACAGCGAAGTTATTACCAGCAAGAACATCTGGTACTGCATTAGCAACACGAACAACACCAAGAGGTTCAACTGCTGGAGCACTACCTCCTGGTCAAGGTCAAGCATTTAAACCTGAAGTAAAACCGCAGACTAGAGTTTTAGAAACTGTAGATGTTGATAGGGGAAACTTTAAAGGAACTGATAGAAGATTTGAAGCATTAAGAAATAAAGCACAGAGAGCGACTGGTCTAGAAAGAGATGCTGCAATAAACAACCTTAAGAAAGCGGGTGCTGATGTAAATGTAAGACCAGCAACTCCTGCTATTCCAAAACCAGCAGCACCCGATATTCCAACAAGAGGATTATCAAACGCTGCTGGAACAGCGAGTGATGTTGCTGGTGCTCTCCCTGGTGGTGGAGCGAAGTATTTGCTTCCTGGTGCAACTGCTATTACGGCAGGTTTATCCCTTATGGCGGGCGATTATGCTGGTGCTATTGTTGATGCTGCTGATGCTACGGGTGACGCTATAATGGTTTCTGGTGCTACTGGTGCTACTGCTGCAGTTGGAACTGCTTTATCATCTGCTGCAGCAGTTATTGGCGCTGGTATCACATCATCTTATGTTGGAGAAATGACCCGTGGAGTCGGTGATTGGATTC